GAGTCTCAGCGTAGATACTCATGCCAAGACTCTCCCGCTTCTTGTGTCTTTCAAAGGGTCTCATTTTTTTCCTGTTCGTAAATTAAATCTCTCCCGCATGGGAATCCATTTTTATACATAGCGTTTGCCAATTTCTCACCTTTGACTTTTCCTACATTGGGTAATTTTGACATAACACCTCTGTGTGGACTAACCCAAATACCGCTTGCCAAATCAAACATGGTTCGTATATTGGCATTTAGCAAAGATTGATAGAGTTTTTGGTCTATGTCTTTTTTAATAACTTCAATCGTTGTATTTCTAAGTTTTTTGATTTGTTTCCTTTTCTTTTTAATGATATCCATCAAAATATCAAAATATTCGTCTGTTTCTTGTTCAGAGAATCGAAGTAATTTATGACAAAAATTAGCGTGTTTTTGATTGTCGTCATACCAAAACTCAAAGTTTTTCATCTTTCTTTTCCTCAATGACTACATCTCCATGCTGGTTAATGTAAAAGGGTTGCCCTGATTCTTTTGCTTCAATCAGGTTGCGATACTGCCACTTTCTATTGGCTTCTTCCCATTGTCTTGCGTCTTTGTCGTCTTGGTTCATACTTCCTCCAATTCACTTATTCTGTATTCCAATAAACTTTCTGGATATTCCCATTCAGAATCGTCATCAATAATTGACGCTGAATATCCGTCTATTCTTTCAATTATTCCTGTAATTTCTTGATCTTTTACCTTAACTCTATCTCCTATGTTCATACTTCCTCCTTGCGTTGTTTAAATACTTGGTCTTGCCATACATTTAATGAATCCCAACAGATACCTACATCACAATCGTGGTATTTTTCTGCTAGTCTTAATACTTCTCTACACTCTTCGTCTGCAAGCTGGATATACTGCCCATCTCCAGCATAATGTTCCCTTACATCATCTATATGCCACCAGCTAGCTATCCAATCAGGATCGACTAATCGTTTTACATCTTCGGGTTGTGGAATGCTCCACCCATCAGGAATATCTACCTCAATAACTACTTTCATACTTCCTCCCTTATTCCACAATGTTTAATCTTTTGAATTTCGTTCACTCCCAAATCACCAATGATGTAATGATCCAACTCTTTGCCTGAGTCATAAAGATCACCACGCAATATCATATCTTTAGCTTGTTCCATAGTGTAAGCCTCGACAGTATATTGTTTCCATACTTCACAAGTTTCAGTAGTTTCAATTAAATATACATTTTTCATACTTGTTCCAATTTATTGATCTTATAAATATCGTTATCTTGCCAAACTAAAAAATCTTGGTTTTTAGCCTCTCCATAATGCAACTCATCTACCTTAATTATTGCTTCATCAACACTTTTGGCATCTACAATAAATTCAAACTCTACTCTTTGTTTAACGCTATATTTAGTCATAATATTCTCCTGCTGGTTCAAATTTTGGTGTCGTATATTCTTCAGTTAATAAATCAATCCATTGGCATTTACGGCATTCCAAAGTAATGTAATCACTCCAATCTGTTGTTTCATTTTTGCAAGCGTATGCCACAACACTCTCATAATCGGATTCTTTATAAAACTGAATCGTCCAATTCTTTAAGTTCCATGTGAATTGACCCTCAATATCAAGATCGTCCAATATCTGATCCTCAATATTTTCTCTAAGAATTTTGACTGCCCGTCTCAGGTGTCTAGTCTTGCTCATGATTCCTCCTCAGGTAATCTTTCTTTGTATCCAACTATGCAAAGATAAACACCTTCACAGTCGGGATCAAATCCAAAATTACCCGCCAAATCGTGCCAATCTCTCGGCATAATTTCGGGATCAACATAAACCCACCCGCCTCTGGGCAAAACTGTATAACCACTTTCTTTTACTTCTGCTTCTGTAATCATGCGACCTCCCTCGCTTTGTTATCCCAAACTGATTTATCCCAAATCTTGCCGTTATAAGACATATAACCCAATACTTTGCCGTCCTGATAGACTGCTGGACTTCCCCAATTCCCTCCGCCTACATCATTTTCGTATTGCCATTCACGAACCTTTTTCTTCAATTCGTTTATGTCATCAGATTTAATAGTCTGCGGTTTAATTCCATACGGAGGTTTATTGGGGTCTTGCCCGTAATCAGGATTGCCCCAAACTATCGGTTTAATTTGATACATTGTCTTCCTCCTCTTCGTTGTCATCTTCCCACTCTGCTATTCCTTCAGAAATGCCAAAAGCCTCATCTAAATATCTAGGAATATTCTCTTTTACCCATTCAGAGCCAGCGTCAATATCATAAAATTCGTCTGCACCTTGCCCATAAGCACCGCAAAACATCATGCCTGATTCATAATATATAGCCCAAATTTCAAAGCCCATAGACTCCAGCTTCTTATAAGCGTCAATCGGTGGACTCCATGCTGATTGGAAAGATAGGGACAGATAATCAGGGTCTTCTGCATTGATACATCCATCATCACCGCCAATATCCCATTTTGTTCCCCACTCGCCTACGCAAAAATCATACCAATTAGAATAGCCATACTTCTTAACTAATTCTTCAACGGGTTCACAAGGTGCGGTGGTGTTCCGCAATTCTTCGGGTATAGGAATAAACTCGTTTAAAAAACTCATATCCTCAAAAGCCTTTTTAGCCCTTGCTATCATAGCGGGGTCTTTATGATTTAATTCTAATGTGTTGTCGCACCAATTAGGCATTTTGAACCTCCTCAATATTTGTAATTTCAGAATCAATCAATGCAATATCAAAATTTTCATAAAACGATTCTTTGAGCCTCAAAACATAATCTTCGGGTGAATCAGCCTCATGCCAATTACCTTCAAATCTAAGTATTACTGTGCTGGTGTATTCTTTTAATTCAGACATTTTCGTTCTCCTTAATATCAATCAATTCACAACATACTTCGTCAATTTCCATGCACTCAGGAAGCGTATAAGAGACTTTATCTAGGTTATCCCAAGCCTCCCGTTCTGAATCAGCCTCTACTGTCGTATAAATATTTACTTCTTTTCTGAATAAATAAATCATTTTTAATCCTCCTTATTGATATAAAAATATATACAAGCTAATACTGCCACTTCGATTAGTGCGTGTGCCATCAATCCTCCTCGATTAAATCTGCTTCTTCACAATAAAAAATAGGTGATTCGTCAATGACAAATTCGCCTGTCTTCCACTCTTGAAAAGCCTTCATTTCCGCTTCGTCTGCGTTGTCGGCTTCCACTACTACATAAGCGTGAATCTCTGCCAATACTTGATAACTAGGCATTTTCATACTCCTTTTCGTCATATTCAATTTCGTAAATCGAAGGCTCTGGATCAATTTCTAAAATGGTGAACTCTTCCCCATCATTTAAAACATCACCGACTTTTAGATTAGCCATCTCCTCAACAGTAAGATAAAAATAAATCTTTTCATCTGCCCAGCAATCCCAATAAGCGTCCTCAGGGTGTCCGTCTTCCACGACCCCGATTAAAACATTCGCCCCGTCTTCATACCATTCATTATGTATGACTACTTCATAGGCTTTAATTTTCATACTTTGCATACTTCCTCCAATTTAATAATTACGGGATAATCAGGGTCTTCGCTTACCCATTCACGATAAGCCTTCATTAGCTCTTCATTCGTGTATTGGTTTAATCCTTTGTATCCATTCAAAATGATGTCTTCCACTTCATCTTCAAAAAACTGCTCTAAATGGGATAATTCCGATTCCGATAGGTGTTCAATCATTGTTCCCCGACTAACTTTAATAATTTCCATAACTCCTCCGTGTGTCTGCCAAAATAAAAAACCATAAAAAAGACTGTCTGCCAGCGTAGTAAATCATGCTGGTTTTTTGCCTTTTGCCATGTGTAAATCCTCCCACAGTAAGGGTAAACCCTACCCCAAAACCCCCAAAATTAGGGGCTTTCGGTTAGTGTTTATAGGCTAAGGCTTGTTGTAATTCTGCTTCCAGCTTCTCTATGGCTCGCTTTGCCCGTTCCCGTTGCTTTGGGTCGGTTGTTTTATTTAAAATGAATCTCTGCCATATGAGAGAGGTCTCTAGCGTCCTGATTGAGTTCATAAATCCCCCTTAATAATTGCGTTGATAATTTCCCCGTTGGGATAGGCGTTTAATGCCTGTTCTTCGGCATGATCGGTGTCTTCTGCCCAACAGTCAAAAAAAAGAGTAAATTTATCTCCTTTATCCTCATGCAAGCTAACCCGATATTTTGATAGTTTCATATAACCTTCGTCCATTTAAGAATTGCCGAGACTAATAGCCATATAGCATAGAAGCCCGCTAGCACTACCCCGAAGGATAGAAGCTCCGACCAGATTGTCGTAAGCATTTTCCAAACTGCTTCCATATCGCTTTGGTTCATATAACCCCCTCAAAAATTGCTTTAGCGTCATTCAAACTAAATAAACGGGTCTCGAATGGCATATATGAGCTATTAAAATCGCAAAAATCTATCATGTCCTGATAGGTTTCAAATCCCATAATGTCAAAATCCCCGCCTAAATCATTCCTGACTGCACAGAATAAATCCCCGCCTTTTGTTATGCTCATTTAATCCTCCGATTGTTTATGACTCTGACAGTCTTGCGACTGTTTCGGGAAATAATCCCATCATCAGAGAGCCTTAGATACTTTCTCTATTACTTGGTTATGGTTTAGACTTCTAGGTGCGATAAGTGCAAAATAGCGTTCTCCAATGCGAATATGCCATTCGTGTAAGTCTCCTGTAAGAGCCTCCATTACATAAAAAGACTCGCAGTCATTCCCTCTTGTCCATTTTTTAGGCGGTAGTATTTCCAGCATTTCCCAAAATAGCTGGCGGGTAGTTTCAACGGGTTCGGCTCCGTTGTTAGTTTCCATAACCCGATAATCAGAAAATCCAGCCCCGTTTAATTCACCTCTAGTGTTTACTTGTTGCATAATTCCCCCGTAAGTAATTGGTTGATCTCTTCGCATAATGTCCTGAGGCTGTAAGTGCAAAAAACAATCCCGCCTCCGAATTGTTTATTGTGAAATTTTTTCCCGCCTAAAGTCTTTGCACGGAAGAGTGCAAGATCATATTTTTGCGTAATCTTATCCATTCCCATATACTCGGCAAGGTCTGACGGGGTTGTAAAACTCAAAAAATGGCATACAAATCGGGGATTCCCGTTAGCGTCATTGTTTACCCTTGTAAAATCGTCCTCTGTAATCATTTAAGCCCCCTATATAAAGCAATAAATTCAGCGACCTGTTGGGCGGTCAAGATCCCTCTAGCGTAAGCCCTTGTGAGTGTGTAATGCGTCCATTGGTTAGAAGTCATGACTGCCCTCCAAATCTCCGAGCATAGACACTAGCCCATCAAAATCTTCATCTTTGCCAAGTAATCCAGCTAGCATATAAACTTGAGACGGGGATACCCCAAATTCTTCCGCCAAATTGTTTAGGTAATCCTTGCGTGAGGTATAGCCCTCTTGCTCGTATATGGTCATAATTTGCTCCAGCGTGGTAAGTTGCGAATCCAATGATCCTGATTTATATGGTTTTCGGTAAATGAGACCTCTCTCCCCGTTGCTTTGTAAGCCCGTAAAAACAAGCCTAAATCACAATCTTCCTCTAGGTAAGCCTTATCTCCCTTGACATAGGAATAGGGGCTTATTTGCTCGCTAATCCCAAGCTCTTGAATAAGGCTTACGGGTATTTCTGCCCATCCATGAGATGGGTCTGCGTGATAGGTTATCTGCATAATTCCTCCTCTAAGTTTTCGTAAATAATTTCTTCTGCCCATCTTTCACAATCTTCCCGATAAGAATCGGCTACTTTATCGGCTAGTTGTTTACCCAATTTTTCTAATTTATCCTCCAGAGATCCGTCCAGCTCGCTCCGAAGGATTTTCGAAGTAATAAAAACCTGAGTCATAAGCTCGCTATATCCATGAGCCTGTAAACCCTTCACAATTCCCCGTAATACGCTATCCGCTATTGCTGGATAAGAATAAGCGGGTATTCTGTCCAGCTTGGATAAATCTAAATCGTCTAATGGTTTGAAATACATAAATCCTCCGTTTTGTTGGTCTCATCAGTAGGTGCATAACACCTAGACCCCTTGCGGGGTTTCGACCTTACAAATCTATAACAAGCCCTTTAAAACTCATATCCTTCATGAATGCGGTGAGACCTACTGAATAATTACTAATAATGTATTTTTGACTCTCAAAAAAATCCAGCTCGATCCATTCCCGCAAATCCTCTTCCTCGTCATAATCAGGGGCTTGTAGGATCAGGCTCACTACATCATAGGAAAATGCCGAGTCTAGAATTTCCTCTAGGTTATCGGTGGGCTTGATGTCGGCTGACTCTCCCGCCTCAGCTCCGACTAAATAGCCCGCTTTGAATGCGGTCTCTATTACCCGCTTAGTAATTGCTTTCTCAATGGTTGATAACATGGTCAAGTCCTTTATTTATAAGGGTTTCAGGGTTATAACATTGAGACATTAAATCAATTTCTCGCTGTCATGCGTTTATTATAAACATAAGTAATTCATACCATGCAAGCTATTTATTGTTTTTTTATATAAATACATTGCTATCGGTTTCCCTAATGGTTTTATATCCAGCCTGTATATATTTACAGGGGTTCTAAGCAAACCGCTATCAGGTGGGGTATTATGTTCCCATCTTATACCCTAGCTAAACCAATGACTGATAGTCCAATTCCTAAAAAGCCCGCTAATCATCTCAAGCTCAATAAGAGAGCTATTCGCGAATCATTGGATCAATTACCTATTGAGAGAATCCTAATAGGATCAGGTAAGAAAAGATCATTAACGACTAAGCAGAGGGAATTCGCAAGGGAGGTAGCACTCGGTGAACCAAAGGCTAAGGCATATAGGAAAGTCTATAAGTCTAAGGGGAACACGAATACAGTAGGAAGTGAAGCGTCTAAGCTCGCAAGTATCCCCAAAGTATCCCAAGAGATCGAAGCCTTCCGCCTAGCGTTTGAAGCTCAGGAATATCTTTCTAACGAGAAATTGAAGGCGTTAGTTTTACATCAGCTTACCCTTCATGCTTTAAGTGAGGACATTCCTCCCGCTACTAGAGTGAGATCCCTAGAGCTATTGGGCAAGTCTAATGGAGTGAACCTATTCACCGAGACGAAAGAAACCACGATCATACATAAGTCTAGTGATGCTAAGGCTAGCCTAATGGATAAGCTAAGGGAAGCCATGCGAAGGAACAGCATAGAGGTGGATTACTCAGACGCTAAGTCTCTGCTGGACGAGATCAAACCCCCGACCCTTAGGGAAAATGTAGATTCTGACCCCCACGCACCCGCCACCCCCCAAAATGAGCCTGATGGTGTCAGCCAGACCATGCATACTATTCCCCACACTCAATCACCAGAAATTGATGACTCGCAAGTCATTGATTCTCCTAAAGAAAAAAAAGTGTAAACGTTTACAGATGGTACACCCCACTTTAACTTTATCGCATAACTATATGATTTGATTACAGAAACACCCCCCGTTACCCTTTTTTAACAAAAAGCCGTAAAAAATATATCAAAATTTTTAAGGAACCCGCATGATTGAAGCTATTGTAAAACCCACCCCTTTAGATAATGACGTTGCCGTGATGAAGATCCTCCAGCTTATGGGGCAACTGTCTATTAACGATATTCAGTATTTGTTGCAACTAACCAACAACGTTTACGGGCAAGTCGCCAGATATGATCTTGACCCCAACGGGACTATCAACGTGGGGCCGGGGGAGGCTGGATATACTTATGAACCCGGTATGGAAGAATGCGGAAAATGAACCTTGAACAAGTTGAAGTAGAGATAGATTTGATAACTCAGTATCTTTCTTTCCTATACGCAAAACGAACGCACCTTATAGATATTCGTAAAGGCCAAGAGGCGAGCGCTGAGATTTTGACGGAACAGTTTATACAAAGAATCAAAGATGACACCAACCCAGCGTGATATTTACAACGTGATTGAATCGTTCTGGAATGAGTACGGGTACGGGCCGTCTATTGACGAGATCCTGTATATGACCAACCGTAAGGGTCGAGGGAATATCCAGCGGATAATTAACCGTCTGTGTGAGTTAGGGCATTGTAAGAGAATCCCGAACTTGGCTAGGACTGTACGGCCAAAACACGTCAGGATCCGTGATGGACTTTGAGAAGATCCTAAGTCAGCTTCCTCCAGAAGACCAAGCCGAGATTTTAAAAGCGGCTGCGGAGTGGATGGATTCGGAAAAAATGGAAAAGGGGCAAAAGTCCTTTTTGGAGTTTGTCCATACCATGTGGCCCGGCTTTATTGACGGACGCCATCATAAGGTCATGGCGGAAAAATTTGAGGAGATTGCCAGTGGAAAACTTAAACGACTTATTATCAATATGCCGCCTCGTCATACTAAGTCTGAGTTTGCTTCTTATATGCTACCGGCTTGGTTCTTGGGAAAGTTTCCCAATAAAAAAATCATCCAATGTTCCAACACCGCCGAACTTGCCGTTGGATTCGGACGAAAAGTCCGTAACTTAGTAGATAGTGAACAATATGCCAAGATCTTCCCAAACGTCCGCCTTCGGGCTGATTCTAAAGCTGCTGGTCGTTGGAGTACTAACGGTAATGGCGAGTATTTTGCTATTGGTGTTGGCGGTACTGTTACGGGTAAAGGTGGCGATCTCGTCATTATTGACGACCCACACTCGGAACAAGAAGCCGCTCTAGCAGCCGGAGACCCTTCGGTTTTTGATAAGGTATATGAATGGTATACCTCCGGTCCAAGACAACGTCTGCAACCGGGCGGAGCGATTGTGATTGTGATGACCCGTTGGAGTCTGAGGGACTTGACGGGAAAAATTTTAAAAGCGGCTACCGAGCGGGACGGGGATGAATGGGAAGTAATCGACTTTCCCGCAATTTTGCCTTCGGAGAAACCCTTATGGCCTGAGTTCTGGAGCTACGATGAACTCTGTGCGCTGCGTAGGGAATTACCCTTAAACAAGTGGCAAGCCCAGTACCAACAACAACCGACTTCCGAACAGGGGGCGATTGTTAAGCGGGAGTGGTGGCAGGAGTGGGAAGGAGACCATGCCCCTCAATGTGAGTTCATTATCCAATCTTGGGATACGGCTTTTACCAAAAATGAAAGGTCGGACTATTCCGCTTGTACAACTTGGGGCGTTTTCTATAAAGACGAAAACCCAAATGACGCCAACATTATTTTATTAAACGCCTTTAAGCGCCGAATGGAGTTTCCAGAACTTAAGGCTTGTGCAATGGAACAATATAAGGAATGGCAACCAGATTCATGTATTATTGAAGCTAAGGCATCTGGCGCTCCTTTAGTCTACGAACTTAGACAAATGGGCATCCCAGTGCAAGAGTTCACCCCAACTAGGGGGAACGATAAGGTAATGCGGGTTAATTCCGTAGCGGATATCTTTGCGTCCGGAAAAGTGTGGGCGCCCCGTACGAGGTGGGCGGAGGAAGTCGTAGAAGAAATGGCGGCTTTCCCCAACTCAGACCACGATGACTTAGTCGACTCTGCAACCCAAGCCCTGATCCGATTCCGTAAGGGCGGGTTTATACGACTACAGACTGATGAATGGGATGACTACGTCCCTAAGAAAAAGACGGCTTACTACTAATGTTAGATAACTTTTACTACCACTGGGATTCAATTATCCCAAAAGAATATTGCGACTTAATTTTAAAAGGCGTGGATTGGAATCAGAAAATAACGGCTCAGGTTGGCAGTTCGTTGACAGAACCCGGCGTAGAAAACGAAAAATTAAGAAACACGGATATCGTTTGGCTAGATCAACTGACCCCCGTAGGTTGTATTCTCAAATCCTACATAGACGCCGCCAATATTGTTTGCGGTTGGAACTATGAATACCGAGGAATGGAAGCGGTTCAGATTGGAAGATACAACGAAAACGGTCACTATACTTGGCACAGAGACTCTGCCAACCCAATCAACGGGCTTCAAAGAAAGCTTTCTATCAGTCTTTTATTGAATGATCCTAGTGATTTTGATGGAGGTGAGTTAGAATTTAGGGACGTTCCTTCACCTAAACTTAAACAAGGAAGTGTTTTAGTGTTTCCGTCATTTTTAGAACACAAGGTAACCTCGGTAACTAAAGGGGTGCGGTATTCAGCAGTGAGTTGGGTAGTAGGCCCAACTTTTAAATAAGGATAGCATATGCCGATTGATAAGGCCATTTACTCAGCTCCCCAAGGGATTGATGAACTAGCAGAACAAGAATCTCCAATGGAGATCGTAATCGAAGGTCCTGAAGACGGGTCGTTAGTTGTTCTTGAAGAAGAGACAGAAGTCACTGATGACTTTGGCGCAAACTTAGCTGAGTATTTATCTGAAAGTGAATTAACACAAATCTCAGGTGACTTGATTGGCGAGTTTGATTCTGACGTTGCTTCCCGTAAAGACTGGATCCAAACTTACGTTGACGGCCTTGAACTGCTTGGATTAAAAATTGAAGAACGTGCCGAACCTTGGGAAGGCGCATGTGGCGTCTACCATCCTATGTTGGCTGAAGCTTTAGTCAAGTTCCAAGCCGAAACAATGATGGCAATTTTCCCAGCACAGGGTCCTGTTAGAACCCACATCCTCGGCAAAGAAACACCCGCATTAAAAGATTCTGCCCAGCGTGTTCAAGATGACATGAACTACGAACTGACCGAAGTGATGTCAGAGTACCGCCCAGAGACCGAGCGTATGCTTTGGGGCTTGGGATTAGCAGGTAACGCATTTAAGAAAGTCTACGAAGATCCAATCCTAAAACGTCAGGTCGCTTTGTACGTTCCTGCAGAAGATATCGTAGTTCCTTATGGCGCTCCAGATCTTCAATCCGCAGAGCGTGTAACGCACGTTATGAGAAAGACTGAGCATGACCTCAAGAGATTACAGTTGTCAGGATTCTATCGGGACGTTGACCTTGGCGAGCCAGAGTCAGTCCTAGATGAAGTTGAGAAGAAGATTGCTGAGAAGCTAGGCTTTAAAGCTTTCCAAGATGACCGCTTTAAGATTTTAGAAATTCAAACCAACTTAGACTTATCAGGATTTGAGCATACCGAAGACGGTGAGATGACTGGCATGGCTTTGCCATATGTAGTCACAATCGAGAAGTCCACCGGCACGGTATTATCAATCCGTAGAAACTGGAGAGAAGGCGATGAAACATACCAAAAGAGAACGCACCTCGTCCACTATAGCTATATTCCCGGTTTTGGCTTTTACGCTTTTGGTCTTATCCATCTTATCGGTGCTTATGCTAAATCTGGCACTTCAATCATACGTCAGCTGGTCGATGCAGGATCCTTATCGAATCTGCCGGGTGGCTTTAAGACCCGTGGTCTGCGGGTCAAAGGGGATGACACACCAATAGCTCCCGGTGAGTTTAGAGACGTAGATGTTCCAAGTGGTGCGATGAAAGATAACATCATGCCACTTCCATACAAAGAGCCAAGCCAAGTCTTGTATTCTTTGTTAAATACTATCGTAGAGGAAGGAAGACGTTTTGCAAACACAGCAGATTTACAAGTCTCAGATATGTCGGCAGCCGCTCCTGTCGGAACTACTTTGGCTATCTTGGAACGTACACTTAAGGTTATGTCTGCAGTTCAAGCTCGTATCCACTACAGCTTAAAACAAGAACTTAAGTTACTCAAAGAAATCATTGCAGACAACGCTCCCGGTGAATATGACTATGATCCTGAAACTGGAAGTCCTAAAGCCCGCAAGTCCGATTATAAAAATATTGATGTAATTCCAGTCTCTGATCCTAATGCGTCAACATTAGCGCAGAAGATTGTTCAGTATCAAGCCGCTTTACAGTTGGCACAGACTGCACCTCAGTACTACAACATGCCACTGTTGCACCGCCAGATGATTGAAGTGATTGGAATTAAGAATGCAAACAAACTCATACCGTTGCCTGAAGACCAGAAGCCAGAAGATCCGGTCACCGAAAACCAGAACATACTCATGGGCAAGCCAGTTAAGGCTTTTGCGTATCAAGACCACCAAGCACACATCACTGTGCATATGTCAGCGATGCAAGATCCTAAGATTGCTCAGTTGTTGGGGCAAAATCCCCAAGCGCAAGCGCTTCAGGGTGCAATGATGGCTCACATCAACGAGCATTTGGGCTGGCAATACCGTGTAGAGATCGAGCAAAAGCTCGGAATGAACCTGCCTCCTATGGAAGACGAGTACGGCGAAGAGGTTCACATGAATCCAGAGGTCGAAGCTCGACTTGCACCGTTGTTGGCTCAGGCTGCAACCCAGTTGTTACAGCAAAATCAACAGCAAGTTGCCCAGCAACAAGCTCAACAACAAGCTCAAGACCCACTGGTTCAGCTACAACAGCAAGAAATGCAGATCAAAATGCAAGAGCAACAGCGTAAAGCCCAGAAAGATCAGGCTGATATTGCCCTTAGACAGCAACAACAGCAGATTGAACGGGAAAGAATTGCTACTCAGACCCGTTTACAGGGTGAAAAACAAGCGATGGACGTCAAAATGGACGCAGTTAAGATGGCTATGGAGCAACAAAAGGACAAAACTGAGCTTGCCGCTAAGGTTGGCATGGAGGCATTCAAGCATGTCAGCACACATATGAAAGATGACGAGCATCACAAGCAAGAATTGATGGCAGATGCCCTAAAAAATCATTTAGACGTAAAGATTCAGAGGGAAATGATGGAAAAACAGAAGGAAACTAAAAAGAAAGGTGATTAATGGACGCTTTTGAAAATCTATGGGACGACATAGACAAAAAAGTAGCGCAATTAAGTAATTGGATTAGCGGCGGACAAGCCAAAGATTTTGGTGACTACCAAAGAACGTGTGGTGAGATTAGAGGTCTTCTTACAGCACGGCAATACATAACAGACCTTAAACAAAGAATGGAGCATTCGGACGATGAATGACTTAAACGTAGCACAAGCAGTAGATTTATCCCAAGTCCTGAACAAAAAGGATGAGGACAAAGCAACACAACTCCCAATCCCAAAGGGTTATCGCATTTTATGCGCTATTCCTGAAGCGGAAGAAGCATTCGATAGTGGAATTATTAAGTCGGATGAAACCCGTAGAGTAGACGAACTCTTAACTACGGTACTTTTTGTGGTCAAAATGGGTCCAGATTGTTACAAGGACACAGACCGCTTTCCAACCGGACCATACTGTCAAGAAGGCGATTTTGTATTAACTCGCCCCAATGCTGGTACTCGTTTGGTAATTCATGGGCGTGAGTTTCGCATTATTAACGATGATTCTGTAGAGGCAGTAGTACAAGACCCTCGTGGAATTACCCGTAAATTTATTTAAGGAGCCGGACAATGGCAGAAACACAAGAATTTAAATTCCCCGATGAAATCGAACAAAAGGTCGAGATCGAACAAGATCCCGTCCAAGAAATTGATATTGAAATCGAGGATGATACCCCAGAAGAAGACCGTGGTCGCACCCCTGCTGACCCCGAAAAAGTAAAAGCTTTAGAGGTTGAGGTTGATGAACTAGACAAATACAGCAAAGAAGCAAAGGACAAAATGATCCAGATGAAGCGTATCTGGAACGATGAGCGCCGTGCTAAAGAAGCTGCAGAACGTGAA